AAGGAACCAGAGGCCCGCCAGCTCGAGCAGAACGTCGCACGACGTGCCCGCCTTGACGTCCTGGAGATCGACGGATGCTTTCTTGCTGTCAAAGGCGGTCGTCACAATCTCACCCTTGAGCCGTGCTGGGCTCGCGCTGATGGCGCCGTCCGTCAGCGAGTCCTGGAAGGCGTTCTGGATCGCCTCGTCGCTGAGCTCCTTGCCGAACCAGTCCTGCTTGGACTCTTTAGCCTTGGCCAAGATGCTCTCGTCGGCTGCAGTGATCACGCTCTGCTGAGACTCGGGCACATCGAAGGTCACGCTCGAGCCGGTCAGCGAGTCGCTCAGCTTGACGTTGTTCACCTGGAGCAGAGAGTCGGAAATTTTCAGAAAGTAGCGGCCGTCTGGGAGCTTCACTGGGCGACCGTACTCCATTTACTAACAACAAAAATATATTTTAACAGTAATGGAACGCAACTGCAACCCGTTGTGTCAGTGCACGCCAAGTATATTCGAGCCTGGAAAAACATTTTGCGGATACAGTGACCGTCAGACCGGTTCGACTTTCCCGTGCGACCCCAAGTGCTGCAGGGGTTGCACGGGCGCCCAGCCACCCCTGTCAAACGCCATCAAGCCGTCGAGCGCAACCGTCATGCCTATAGGCTTTGGACCAGCGATGATCTTCGGTGACGGCGATTCCGACTTTAGCTGGGCGTTTCCATTCAAGTCTACAGAGCCCGCCAAGAAACTCATGGCCGACCCTGGGACGTACACGAAAGCAGTCGACATTGAAAGATATCCATTGGTCTTCAGTGCAACGCCATATAAAGAGTTGGATACCTAGGATATCAGTATGGCATCCACTGAGCCCGTTACCCTCGACTTCCTGGCCAAGGAGCTGAAGGCACTGCGCAAGGATATTCGCAAGATTCGCCAGCACCTGGCCGACCCTACGGGCGAGAAGGCTGCTGAGCGTGCCAAGAATAACGGCCTGAACAAGCCGCAGGATGTCACGCCGGCGATGCGCGCCTTCCTGAGCCTGGCTGCCGACGAGAAGATCTCGCGCTCCCAGGTGACGAAGCGCATCAACCAGTACGTGACTGAAAAGGGCCTGAAGAACGGCCAGCAGATTACTCTGGACGCTGCACTGACGGCGCTGCTGGCACCGCCGGCCGACATCAAGGTGACTTTCCTGAACATCCAGCGTTACATCAACCCGCACTACATCAAGGAGGTCAAGCCCGAGGCGGCCGCCAAGGAGCCCGCCAAGCCCAAGGTGGCGCGTCCCAAGGTGGCCAAGGCGTGAAAGACAGCTTAAGAAATATCTACGTGTAATAACATATAATGAGTGACAATGAAGTGGAGGTCCTGGTTGACCCCCCAGAACTCGAGCGTGGTATGCTCTCTGCTCTGGTGGGAACCAAAGTAAATAAAATTGAATTTTATCGTCGTGCATTCACCCATAAATCGGCACTCAAACGATACAAGGGGCTGTCTGGATCATACGAGACGCTCGAGTTTATGGGTGATTCAGTCCTAGGATTTATAATTACCAAACACTTGTTTGACCTTTACGAAAAGGAGCAGGAGGGTTTCCTGACCAAGGCGCGGACCAAGATGGTCCGTGGCAAGACCCTATGCGAGATTGCCAAAGTGCTCAAGCTTGACGAGCACATCCTGATGGACGAAAAGGGCATCAGGAACGGGTGGAACAACAATGCCAACATTCTCGAAGACGTGTTCGAGGCGCTGGTGGGTGCAGTGTACCTCGACATTGGGATGATTGCCGCAAAAAAGTTTATCTTTGATTCTTTTTCAAAAGTTCAGACCAGTCTTCACGATGACAACTACAAGGATCAGCTTATGAGGTGGTGCCAAGCCCTTAAGTTGCCCTTGCCTGATTACAAAATCATGAGTAATGTGAACGGCACGTTCGCCGTGACGGTCTTCGTTGACGACAAAGATTCGGGTTGGGGTTTCGGAACTACTAAGAAAGAGGCTGAACAAAACGCTGCTGAAATAGCACTTAAGACTGAACCTCGATTCAAAGGTAAGGAGCCGCCTAATGGAAAATGGAGAAATACACCCAAAGGTGAAAGCGCTGCTTGATGCCACTTATTTTGAACAGCGTAGTCAGGAGTGGCTTGATCTCCGCGAGAACATGCTCACCGCCAGTGACGCCGCGAGCGCCCTTGGTTCAAACCCTTATGAGAAACCAGACAAACTGTTGATGAAAAAGTGTGGCGCTCACAAGTGGGCTGGTAACGCCGCCACCACTCACGGGACTTTGCTCGAGCCTGTTGCACGTGACCTTTATGATGCTCAATTCTCTAAAAAGACGCACGAGCTGGGGTTGGTTGTGCACCCCAAGTACCCGTTCCTAGGGGGCTCGGCGGACGGCGTCACGGAGGATGGCATCTTGGTCGAGATCAAGTGCCCTTTAAAACGCAAGATTGAGCCCAAGGTGCCGAAGCACTATGTGGCACAGGTCCAGCTCCTTATGGAGATCCTGGACCTCGACGTCTGTGACTTTGTGCAGTACAGACCCGACCCGTACGAGTTTGTGACTGTACGGGTCCAACGCGACCGCAAGTGGTTCGAGGAAGCCTTGCCCGTCATGGAGGCTTTCTGGAACCGCGTATTGGAGGCGCGTGCAAACGGCATGTGTGAGATTGAACCAGAGGCCGAGGCAGTTAACGAAATTGTTTGTGAAATAGTAAGCGAATGAAATGCCTCAAGTGCAGAAACGCGATGGGGATGCTCAAATGCAAAGAATGCTCTGGCAGCTTCTGTTGTGGCTGCATTCAACTTGAGGTGCACACTTGTACTGGCCTGGAGAATAAGAAAAAAAAAGAAAAAGAATTGTTGGCTACTAAACTCCCACTGGTTACCGCTTCAAAGATCGTGAAATTGTGAAGAAAAGAATAGCACCAACCATGGCCACAAGCAGCCAGTCGACCGGCTCCAAGCGCGACTCGTGCATCAGCTTGGCGCCGTATCTGACCCACGAGGTTGCACCGTCATCGTACTGGTACTTGCGCGCTGGATAAAGACCATCGGGCGCCGGCTTGCTGCCGCCACCGTTGAGGTACATGGCGCCGGCACGGTTCAGGTGCACTGGGTTGTAGTGCTCGTCCATGTCGGAGAGGGCGTCATTGTCATCGGCACGCGACGAGTCAATCTGTGACGTGTAAGTGCCGTCCATCGGGTCTTTATAGAAGCCACCGGTTGGCACACCAAAAGTGTTGGTCGCCGTGTACATGTTGACGCCATCAATCTGTAGGCGGTCGTCAATGAGCGCTGCAGACGCCATTTATATTAGTATCCTTATAAAATTTTAATGCGACTTTTTCCTTGTGCTGTAACCACATGTGGTCCAGGTCTACATTCAACATATAGGCCAACTGGAACAAATAGCTGAAAACGTCGCCCATTTCCGTCTCCACATCCACCCCCCTGTCTTTCTTGAGCCCCGACTTGCGAAACGTCCTCTGGTACTGACGGATCGCGCTCGCCAACTCACCAATCTCCTCGGTGAGCAAAAGCCACACTGCACTCACCGGCGCCTTGTCCCACCCTTTGACTCGGCACAACTGGAACGTCTCGTCACGGTACTGATTCATCTTACGGTTTCATTGGACCATCCGTTTATATGTTCACGGAGCGGACGACATTACGGAAGCGCAGTATAAGCAGAAACACGGCCACGAGCAGCGCGAGCTCCACCGCAAGCATACGCACCGTCTTGTCGTCGCCGTACTTGTAGTTGCTCGAAAAGCGGAGCCCGCGGTCAATCAGAAAAAACACGAGGGAGCCGAGCAGTAGCTCGTCCAAGTGCTTCATAGAGCGAACTTATTATTGGCTGGTATTTTATTGCCATAGGTACTGGTATTCGTGGGGTAGCCCATGGGCGTGGGCAGCTTACCGAGATCGCGCGCATAAATGAGCTGCTGGAGCACGGCGCTGCTGATGGTATTCATCGTCTCGGACACGACGGCCGCATTCATCTTCTGGACCTGCTCCCGAACATTCGTGTAGGGGTTGGACGACAGGTTGAAATACACGCGGCGCATCAAGGCCTGCAGGTCGGCGTCGTTCTGACGGTCGATCTTGTAGCCGGTCTTGTCCTGCACGGCACGGATTATGGCACCGTGAAGGTACTCACGGTTGAACTCGGAAAAGAATGAGTTGCTCAGAGGCGATGCCAGCATATGCGTGCTCATTTACTTTTTAGAGATAAAAAAATAATACTATAGTTTCACAATGAAGGTGGTGAAGAGAAACGGTGACGTGGTGCCCATGCTGTTCGACAAGGTGACCAAGCGCATCGACAAGCTATGCAACGGACTGAGCGTTCACGCCGACAAGGTGGCCCAAAAAGTGTTTTCGAATATGTATGACGGCATCAAGACCAGTGAGATCGATGACCTCAGTGCAGACGTTGCCATCGATATGGTGACCGAACACCCCGACTATGAAACCCTGGCAACCCGCATCATCGTGAGCAATATGCACAAGACGTCGCCCAAGTGCTTCAGCGACGCCATGGTCGGTCTGCACGTGCGTGGCCTGGTCAGTGACTCATTCATGAAGTGCGTGGCCCTCGAGCTCGATGCAGAGATTGACCACAAGCGCGACTATTCCTTTGGATTCTTTGGAATGAAAACTCTTCAAAAGATGTATCTGAACCACGGTGAGACGCCGCAGTACATGTTTATGCGCGTCGCAGTCGGTATTCACGGCGACGACCTAGCGCGCGTCAAGAAAACCTACGAGTTTATGTCCAGCAAGTACTTCATCCACGCGACGCCGACCCTGTTCAACGCCGGCGCCAAGCGTCCCCAGATGTCCTCGTGCTTCCTGCTGGGCATCAAGGATGACAGTGTACCAGGCATCTTTCAAACGATGGAGCAGTGCGCCAACATCTCCAAGTGGTCGGGCGGCATCGGTCTACACGTGCACAACGTCCGCGCCAAGGGGTCGCGCATCGACGGCACAAACGGCCAGTCGGACGGCATCATCCCCATGCTCCGCGTGTTCAATGCGACGGCGCGGTACATCAA